AGCCAGAAGTCTTCCATCATGGACATGTACTTACGATCATCACGGATCTCACCCGTTGCAGCATCGTATACAAGTTTGTTACGATAACGACCCATTACCTCTCTGAGGTATTGTTCCGCTTTTACCTTGGGTAAGTTACCGACATCAATATAGAAAATTCTGCGCTCAGGAGCACGAGAGATTCTATAGATAACCAGACTATCCTCAATCATGCGAAGTTGATTGAGAACTTTGATTGCTTTGTGCAGATAGGAAAGAACGATATTCCTATTGGTATCCATGATGCCAGATGTGACATATGTGATTGCATCTTTTGCAATCTTGATACCACTGTTTGCGGAAGTATTGTTCAGACCCTTTGGATTGTAGATGAAATACTCTTCGGATTTACCGAAGTCATACTTCATAAACTCGTCCGCAGTTTTGGGTTTGTTGATCTGCCTTACTTTCTTGATCTTATGTGGATCAATGTAGCGCAGTTCAAGAATACCTTTTGCAGGATCATTCAGGTCAATGACCTTATGATAATACATGCGACCATCGATGTACCAGCGACGGAACATCTCATGCGCTTTCATATCGAAACCAAAAAGGTTTCTAATATATTCAAACTCCTGACGGACCATACCTTTGACAGAATCTGAAACTTCCAGATTGTCTAAGTTGATCTGTACAGGAGTATCGTTTTGATCTGCTACGATAGCTTCGTGGACAATATCTTCAATGGCGCTATCCACTTCTGGATGCATCGCCATCTCACGATATTTTTTCACCATATCGTATTCGGTCTTGAAGTTACCATCCAGGTCAACGTATTGACCGTAGTAACCTCCAGCAATAAAACTAGTTGCACCGTCCTCGTTAGAAGGAGCAACAGGAGAGGGTGCTAAACCCTTCTCCTGATCCTTGCGCTTCTTAAACGAGAAACCGAATAACTCTGCCATGATTTAATTTGTTTCCCGACTTACTATTTATCAGTCGAGAGAACGACTAGTTTCGTTGCTTCCACCAGTGCTCTCATGGTACTGATACGCAAACTCAACATCAAATTCCTCAAAAGAATCGTTGTTGTCGTATGCAACAGAAACCTGGGATACGCTAACTGGGAATGCTTGAACCAGTTTATACTCTCTGATTGTGGTCAAACCAGAATCAGCAGCACCAGCACCACCAAACTTATCAAGTTGTGAGATGATGATGTCCTGCCAAGTGTCAACGATATCAGCAGATGCAATGTTAGCATCAACACCGTTTGTCAGAGAGATCCACTTCTCATATGCAGCACGCAGTTCAAATGCGTCATCCATATAGAAGGTTGCAGTCCAGGTCTCATAAGTTCTGTCACCAGGAACTTTGATAACACGACCACGGAATGGAAGTTCAACTGTACCTACGTTGGTTGCTGGTAATGCAGCAGACTTACACATGTAAGTTACTTCACCACCGTTCTCTACACCAGCGATTGAAGGTGTTGTTACTCCGCCTGGGAAGGCATGGTTTACAGCAAACAGGTTTGGACGAACGCCGCCCCTGATTGCTTTTTGGAAAGTTAAGATACCTAATGGGGTTGCCATTTTAATTAGTCTCCTTTAATTATCTACGGGGGACGACCTCTTCAAAGCTAACGCCAGTGCGTGTAGCAACGAAGGTCAGAGTGATGAAGTTAATCGAACGCGCTGGTTTGATGTAGATGTCCGCCTTAAACTCATTGGCATCGATGATGTCAGGAGTGTTATTGCTTTCATCACAAACAACCAAGAAGTCTGTGATACCTCTTTCGGCTTGAATGCCACGGAGATATGGTTCGACAACATTCAGGAAGTTGTTACGAGTGAACTCATCGTTGAGTTCAAAGAGTACCCCCTTCGCAGCGTTACCGATAGTCTTCTCACAAACGAGGAAGAGACGGCGAACGTTGATGCGATCAAATGCAGATGGTGAAGCGAGAGCTGTTTTGTCACCGAAGAGAACGATGCCTTGACCAGGCAGAGAAGTAATAGGATTAATTCTCTTCTGATACAGGGTGTCTCTTTCAGCTTTAGTTGGAGAATATGCAAGTTTAACTGCATTTCTGATGCCACCACGATTCAAACCTGCTGGGGAGAACCATGGTTGACCATTTGCTGTGGTAGAAGCGCAGAGACCAGCAACGTCACCGTTGCAAGGTACCCAACGATACTTATCAGCAAAACGATCGTAGACGTATTTCCAACCGTTGTCGAATACACCATAAGAGGTGCTTACTCGACCGTCGTAGAATTCGACTACGTTTTTGGTTTGCTGGGAACTTTCAGTAACGCCAACAACGTCACCTCTATAAGGAGAAAGGAATGCAACACAATCCTTTCTTGCAGAAGCGAGACTAAGCATCTTGTCTGCAACTGCTTGAGTGTTGGTCTTACTGGCAGCATCACCAGGACCCATGATGAGGTAATCAATCTGAACAGTTTCAGTGTCTGCAAACTCTTCGTAAGCAGTCATAACCTCTCCAGAAGTAGCAGCTAAGGTTTCTGCACCTTTGCTACCAACGCTGAAGTCATACTTGACATTGCCAAGAATGTCAAAGACTGTGGTAGAATCGTTACCAGCGTTACCAGTACCCTGGATGTTGTTGGATGTTACTGCAGCATTTCCGCTAACGTCATATGCGTCTGCTTCATGCTTACCCCAGTAAACATAACCACCTCTTTCGAGGACAACTTGTGGGTAGTAGTTCTGTGCACCTTCGCTAGTCTTAGCGTTGTTAGACTTGGAGACATACAGGAATTTTTCCAGAACTGTGTTTGGAGAACCTGTAACACTACCAGTCTTGTCAAAGACTACGATGTGCATTTCGTCGTTAGCACCGCTGCGATCAGCAACATAAGGTGAAGTGCCAGGACGTGGAGCAACAGAGTTCCACTTCAAACCAGAGAAAACTGTTTGCTCATCGTACCACTCACCAACTGCTGTGATGTTGAGGTCGGTAACACCGTTCTCAATAACATCACCGCCAGTTCCAGCAACCCAGGTATCACTTGTGATAACGGATGCTTTGTTATTTGCAGCGTCCCATGCATAGATGTATGCGGACTTTGCACCGTTTGGAGAACCAGATGCAGTTACCAGTTGTGTACCAACAGTAACGGTAGTAGGTGCACCATCGAGAGTAAGGATGAGATCAGCGCCTTTGTCGATTACTGCAACGTTAATACCATTTGCCTGTGCACCGACATCGCGTGCTGCCCAGTGGAATGGATTTGCTACTGCCTCAAAATAGTTTGCTTCGTAATCTGATTCCGAACCAATGTTTAAGGTGTAAGGTGAAGTGACGTTATCGTCGGACGCTGAAAGTTGACCTGCGGTCTTTGCGCGAACAACATCCAGTACACCACCGTACTGAAGGAAGCTGGCAGCAGTCCACCAGTATGCAGCGTTTTTATCTGTGGGTTCACCAAAGATTTCGAGCAGTTCGGATTCCGAGGTTACTCTGACTGGTTCTAGCACGGGACCGCGTGCAAAGGGACCAGCGAATGCACCAACGTTAACCTCAACAGTCTCAATCGATCCGAGAGTTAAATCTCTTTCCTGGATCGCTACCCCTGGCGAGAGAAGCGTGCTAGCCATGCTTGTACTCCTGAAATAAAGAATTTCATTTTTGTCTAAAATTATTTATTAAAAGGTTGTTTTTCAGCGATAGTCCCACATGAAAGACCTATCACCATACTCATCTACATTCCACATGGCGTTCTTATCATCCATATCTGCAGTCCAAATGTTTCCTGCCTCATCTTTGATCATCTCATCTTCTAGACCATCAGAGATAAAACCAAACGGTGCCATGTCCTGCTCGATCTGGTTCTTCTGTTCTTCATAGATTCTACGACGGATATCCTGATCCGTCATTTCTTTAAAGTATTCTTGCTGTACCAACCATGCAAAGATAACCAGACACATCACAAGGTCATCATTGTATCCTTCGTCTGCTTCAAATGATTGTTTGTTTTGAATGAAGGTAGTCAGTTCTGCTACAATGTTGTAGTCTCTAACTTGCAACTTATCGTCTTCAATCAAAGTTTTTAAGTTAGAACATCCTTGTGCTTTGACTGTCTTTGACATCTTGACACCCATCTGTGTCTTGCCGCCAGAGAATCCATGTCCAACAATCTGACCAGCGCGACCACGCATAGCACACATAAGAACGTTCTCATACTCAAGGTCATAGTGCAGCATTGATGCAACTGCCTCACCAATGTCATTGACCTCAGTCAATACGTATGCATTGTTATAATTAGTCGCCACATTAAAGATGACGTTAGGGAACAGCATAGGTCTAACATCATGGTCTCGATATTTGGCAACCAATTTCCACGGTGCCTGAGTAATATCAATGACCACAAATGCAGAATAATCCTGCGAGAGACCACGAGATACATCAACACAAATGATGTAGTCATGATCCTTCACAGGATTCTCATAGACATCTAGACCCGCATTACTATTGATCGGATCATCATATGTAAGCGTTCTTAATTTAGCTGCAGCAATCAGAGTGTCAACAGATCCTAGAAACTCACACTCAAATTCTTGTGTAAACTGTCGTTCTGATGTGTTCGCGATGGTAGTCTTTTTCCATTCATCATCGCGTCCTGGTACAAGTGACCAGTGTACCTCTGTCCACGCATATCCATTCCTACCTTTCTGAGCATCAACCCAGAGTTTGTAGAAATGGTTCATCCCGTTTGGCGTTGAGATGATGATGACTTTTGT